TAGTATTTGTTTTTGGATTTGCTACTGTTGGAGTTACTCTAACATCATATAAATTTTCATTGTTAGCAAAAGCACCAGTTCCAGCAGACGGATTTCTACCTTGTTTATTTAAATGTCCACCAAAAGCAACAACACCTGTTTGTGCTAATGTATTTAGCGGTGAATAAGCACCTTCATTTAATATACTGCTTGTTTGTGTACGAACAGCAGTACGAGATAATAATTGTTGTTTAGCTGTAAATAAGATACCGTTTGGTGATTTGGTATCTCTAAACATTTTAGTTAAACGTTCAACATCCGCGGCTGTATCTCTAACAGCATTAATACCACCTCTTAATAAGAAATCAGTTGTACCTATATAAGGACCAATCCTATCAGGAATGGGAGTGGTAATATATGGTTGCCCACTATTACCTCCATTGACCCTGTCATTCCCATACCGTAGGGACTTAAGATCCGTTTTTAGGTTTATTAATCCCATTAACGAGGAGGATTATCTAAATATTTGTTAGGGGTTCTACCGTCTAAATCTAATTGAGATTTAGCTAAACTTTCTTGATATTTAGAGGATCTATCATAAGCTAAAGGTTTTTTACCATCTAAATCTAATTGAGATGCAGCTAAACCTTTTGGGTAATTAGAAGCCCCACTAAATTTTTCAGGAGTACCTCCGTCTAAATTTGTTAGGTTTGATCCTTGAGTTTGTAGTTTGTTTAAGAGATCCATAGTTTTATTTTATTATACATATTAACTTGTAACACCTTCATTTAAAGCATAAGTACCCATAGATGTTGCTGTGTTTAATTCTGTTGTTCCTAAGTATATTTTAGGCATTGATTGTTTTGAAGATATAGCTATAAGCTCTTTAAGTAGGGTAACCATTTCATCTGTTCTGCCTAATTTAGTACCACCAGCTCCTACTACTGTGTCTTCAGGAAGAGATTTAATAACATAATCTTTAACAGGAATAACACCTTCCTTAATAGCTTGTTTATCAATAATATCTCCCAGAAAACCACTCATTGCAAAATTACCACCTGAAAGAGCAGTGTTTATAGCTGTTCTTTTTTCGGTTGGTTTATAATTTTTATTATAATTTTCATCAGCTGCTTTTTTTCTTTTAAAATAATTTTCTGCTTCTTCTAATTTAGTTAATTCTTGAGGAGATAAATCCGCTTTTTTAACACCTTCTGTTTTTACTCTTTCATTGAACATTGCTATAGTTTGTTTAGCTTCTTGTTCTTTTCTTTTTTCTAGAGCTTTTGAAAATCGTTCAGGTAGTGAAAAAATAGACCCACCTTCAGATAAAGCATCTGCTAAAGCTTTTAAAGCAGTTATTAATTTATCTAAAGTACCACCAGTGACTAAATCAGTAAATACTTCTTTAGCTTGATCTAAAGCTAAATTAAATTTTTCTTGAGCATCTAATCGTGTATTAGCAGCTTTAATATCATCTTGCGTTAGTTTACCTTCAGCTAATTTTTGGGCTAGTCTTTCTTGTCCTGCTTCTATAAACCTATCATATTGTTCTTTTTGATTTTGTTCTATTAATTTTTCTTGTATAAGAACATCAGCTAATTCATCACCAGTCATACCAACAGCTTTAGCTAAAGCTCTTTGTTGTATAGGTAATAACTTTTGAAATTCAGCTAATCCACCTACATTTTCAAGAGCGGCTTTAGTAGCACCTACATAATCTCCTTGTAAAGCTAAAGCTCTAGCTCTATCTAAATTTAAATCCTTGCCAGTTAATAATTCTGCTTCTAATTCAGCTGAAATTGATTCTTCAAAATTAAGTAATGAATCTGTTACTCCTTTAGTTTTTTCTAAAGAAGTGCCTAATTTATTAGCTTCTAATGTTGCTTGAAATAATGCTTTAGAACTTCCTTTAAAAGATACTAATAATTGACCACTAACTTTTGAAGCTTGACTTAATATTTTTTGAGCACTAAATAAATATTTATTTTGATTAGCATATTGAGCTACTGTGTTATAAGCAGTATCTAAAGCATCTGTGTTTTTCTCATTATTTACTTCAAAAATTTTATTTAAACTAGTAGCTTCATCAACTGATAATTTTAGTTCTTTGGTTAAAATAATTTGAGCATCTATTGCTTCTTTAGAATAAAAACTAGATAAAGCAGATAATTCTGAAAGTTCAGCTTGGGCTTGGTATATTTCTTTAGTAAGTTTAAATTGGGTTTCAAGGCTACTTTTTATAGACTTAAAATAAGTATCAACACCTTGAGCTTCTTCTTTAGTTATTTGAAGATTTCTTGATAAAGAAGTAATTCGTTTATCAGCATCAAACATAACCCCAACAAGCATTTGAATTGCTTTAGCTATTCCTGCTATAATTGCTAATGGACCTAATCCACTAAAAGCAGACGATAATCCTTTCCCTAATATTTCAAAACTACCTTTACCTTGTTTAGCAAGGTCTCTCATATCTTCTTTAGCATCATCAATGTTTAATATATCTCCTAAAATAGGAATTTTCTTTAAACCATCTAATGCTTTACCAGCTAAACCAATTTGTTTTTCAATCTTTTTTTCTTCAATTAATCTTTCTTTAGTTTTATTATTTATCCTATCAATAATTCCAAATTGATCTAAATAACCTCTTAAAATAGCTGCTTCTTCTTCAGATAAATCTTGAGTATTTTTTATTGCTTCTTCTGTTAAATCAGTAATTTTATATTTTATTTGGATTGATTTAGCAGCATCTACTAATTCTTCTTTATTGATTTTAAGTTTTTTCTGAAGTCTTTCAAGATCTTTTTTAGATAATTCACTTAATCCTTTTTCATCATACTTTAATCTGTTTGTAATATCAGCTATATTTTTAAAGGCTTTATTTGCTTTACTAGTAGTTGAACCCCAGTTACCCATTTCTTTTACAATACCTTCAAGTTCACCCTGTAAGTTTCCAAAAGTATTATCTAATTTAGCTGCTTCATCTTTAAGATCTTTTACAGCTCTACCTATTACTCTAATTTGTGACTCAACTTGTTTTAAATTAGATGTATCAATATTAAATTCATACTTAGTTTTACTAAGTTTTTCATACTCAGCTATTAACTTTTCTAATTGTTTTATCTTTTTGTCGTCAGTCATTTAAAATAGTTTATTATAAATATGAAAAGGCATCATTTTTTAGATGCCTTTGTTACATATGTAGGTACTTGTACTTGTTTATTTTTAGATGCTTCTTCTTTTACACTACCTTGAGTCCAACTATCTTCATTTTTAGTATTAGTTGATTGGTGATAATATTCTTTTAATCTATTAAATGTATAATTACGTAACCAAATGGGCATGTTATAAATAACATCATAACTATAGCCACCTTGACCATGGAATACTATTTCATGAATTTGATTAAAAATAGTTAATCTAAATTCAGCAGTATTGTTAAATGTCAGGCCAAAAAAAGTTAAGATTAATAGGAATGTCGATGTCCTCCTCAACACCATCAATCATTACTTTAGCTATTAAATCAACATCAGGAGATATCATTTTTATATATGCTCTTAAGGCACGTGAGTCTGAGGCTAGTAAATAATTATCAACAAAATCTTTAATAGCTGTTTTATCCTCACTACCATCAACAGAAATAATTTGGTATTTTAATCTTGTTGTAACATCTGTTGAAGATTCTCTATTAATCTTTTTTAAACCTTCAATTTCTTGTTTAATTTTTTCCTCGTCTTTTTCATTTAAAAGTTTAAACTCTAACTTAGTTCCTGATGTAGGGAGAGTAAATGTAAAAGTGCCTTTACTAGATACTAAGGAATCATTAAATAATTTATTTTCTAAAGTAGATAAATCAACAGTATGTTCTTTTCCACCATAAGTAAATGAATATTCTTTACCATAACCTAAAACACGAGAAGCTACTAAGATAGCATTTTTATCACCAGTGATTAGGTCTTTAATATCAAATTTACCTAGTGTTAGTGATTCTAATAATTTATCTAACACAATACCTTTTGAAATAAAGTTTTGGTTTGATAAAATATCTTCTTCTTTTGCGGTCATGTACTTCATTTCTACTTTACCGCTTCTTAAAATGTGGCCTTCCGGGTAAACTAATCCTTTGGAGGGCAATTCTACAACTTCTGTTGGAAACTTAAATTCGCTCATAAACTTATTTTGTTATAAATATTAATAAAAAAAAGAAGCTCGCAAAAAATGCGAGCTCTTTTAATCTTATTTTTACTATTATTAGAAATTTAACACACAGTAATCAGGTTGAACAGTCATTGTAATGTTAACAGCAGTATCAACAGTATCCCAACTGTAATCACCGAAGTTAGCATCTGTGATTAAAGCACCTTTAATAATCCATTCTGATACGATATCGCCTACAGGTCCTAATACATCGAAAGTTAAGTCTTTCTTGTAGAAATCACTATAACCATCACGACCAGTTACTGATTCGTGGTGTAAACGTACCCATTCCATTACAGCCTGAGCTCCTGAAGGAGTAATAGGATCGAATAATGTAAATTGGATAGTACCCCAAGTGGTTTTACCTTTTACAAAGCGTTGAACGTTTATATGGTTTAAAGGAACAGTACCTTGAGTTAATGTGACTGCACCAACACCTTTAATCTCATACGCTGGTATACCGTCAATATACATAATGAATCGGTTTGCCTGTTTGGGTTCAAAGGCTGTGAAAAATATTTCGTTTGGATCTAATACTGCCATTTTATTTATTTATTTGTTTTGTTATAAATATTCTGTTTTTAAAAAATTACGCTGGGAAAGTTGCTCCAGTAGGTAAGATGTTGAAATCCAAGTAAATGAATTCAGCTGTCTTAGTCGGCTGTAAGTAAATTTGACCAACCAATTGGTTTCTATCAATTACATCAGGAGTGTTATTGCTATCATCCATTACTACTTTAAAAGCATACAAACCTTGACGTTGTTGAACTGATTCCAAATATGGGTTAACTTGGTTCAAGAAACTAGTACGAGTAGCAATTGTGTTCTGTTCAAATACCAAGTTTTGAGCAACTTGAGAAATGTAAGATTTAAGAGCAATTAACAAACGACGAACGTTTACACGATCCAAAGCGCTAGCTTTAGTTTGTAATGTTTTTTGTCCGTAAACTACAACTCCAGTTCCGGGGAAAGTAGCAATTGGGTTAACTTTATTTTGATATAAAGTGTCGCGTTGTGATTGAGTCAATTTCTTTTCAGCTCTTACCACTGTGCTTAAACCACCTCTGTTAATACCTGCAGGTGCAAACCAAGGCTCTGATACTGTATCATTGTAAGCATAAACACCACCAACCATAGTTGAAGCTGGTACCCAAACCAATTGAGCAGAATCTGGATCAACTGTTTGAACCCAAGGCCAGTATGAAGCAGCGTATGAAGTATTTTTAGCGTTAGCAGCTGAGGTAGCATCATTAACACTTGAACTAAAAGGTACTAAATCAGTTACATAAATAGCATCTCCACGATTTTGAGTGTTACTAATGATTGATGTTACTTGGGAAGCACCAATAGTAGCTGTATTAGCAAATAAACCAGGAGTTAACAATACATTGTATCTGTAGTCATCAGCATTAGCCATCAAACTAATCATATCACTGTAATCGCTGCCTGTTAAACCTTGAGTGTTAGTTGAAGCAACATCAATGTTATTATAATAATCAGCGCCTGAACCGAATAAATCACCAACAGCACCTATGAATGATCCACTTGCGTTAGCTGGAAGAGATCCGGTTAATGTTGATTTAGCTATACCGTTATTATCAAAATAGAATGGTGTAGGAGTTTTAACACTTTGTACATACACGTATCTTGAATTGTTAGGATAGTCTCCAGTGATTGAAATTTGGTTATCTACAGAATTGTAAGATTTTACTTGGTTACCAATTATTCTAGATACGAAATTAGGAGCGGTTGGGTCCATTGATAAGTTAGTCCAACTTTCTAATACAGTAATGTTATTTGTAGTGTCATCACCTTGACGAATAAACAAACTAAAAGTACCGTTAGCGGTATCTTGGTTTGCAATTTGCCATCTGATATTATCAGCTGAACCTGAAGCTGTTAATGATCCACTAGCATCTAATGAGCAAGAACTGTTCATTAATTTACCTTGTGAAATAGTATTTAATACTAAAGCTTCAGCTGCTGAGGCTGAGTTTAAAATAGATACTCCACCACCTGATCCACCAGTTACTGAACCTGTAGCGGTTGTAGCTGAAGTGAATGAACCACTCACTACTCGTGATACCAACAATGTCTCTCCACCGTTATTAAAATAGTTGAAAGCAGCAATTGAGGTGAAATAAGTGTAAACTTGGCTAGCACTTAAAAAAGTAGTACCAAATTTATTCTGATAATCACTGTATGAAGTAACGATTGTAGGAATTTCTACAGGGCCTTTAACAGTAGGACCAATAAGAGCGGCTCCTACAGTTACTGGCTGTTGGGTGATAAATGACTGATCGTTTTCAAGTGCGAGTACGCCAGGGGATATTAAAGTTTCTGCCATGTTTTAAAAATTAATGATTTTTATTCTATGATAAATATCATAGAAAAAATCAAAATTAACCCACTACAGTAATTTCTCCCTTGTCCAAATCTATACTTCCGTTACCGTACTTAGATTGAAGAGTATTGTTTAATGTAGCTTCTGAGTTCATAACTTCTACTAAAAGATTAGTTAATGTTTCTTTTTGTAAAGTTAATTCTTGGATTCTTATTTCAATAAAACCAAAATCAGCCATTAACTGTTCTCTTTTCACTTTTAAATCCTTAATTGCTTGGATTTCTTCTTGTTCTAAAACTTTTGTTTCCATATGTTATTTTTTAAATATAAGTTCCAATAAATGTAAAATCAACACCACCAGGAGCAGCACTTTCAAAAGTAATTGATGTATTATTACTTGTAAGAGCGGTCACCACTTGATTAGATTGAGATACTGCTAATCCTAAAAATAAATTTTGATTTAATGTTTTGCCAGTTAAATCAACTGGGCTTACAGTTACTACAGCCTGATATGGAGGGGTTGTTGATGTTTTACCAGCTCCAGCAAACATTTTTAATATACCAGCTACTGCTACTACTGAACCACTAGGTACATAATAACTTGTATTACCTAAAGTTGAAGTAGATGTATCTGAAGTAGCAGCTGATACAGCATTAGAGGCTGAAACAGCATAAGAAGCAGTTCCTGCTACACTACCAGATAATGAACCTGTAATAGAGGTAAATTTACCTACTGAGCCTGAAACTGTCATTCCGCCTAGTCCACCTAGCACATTAAGAGAAGGATTGTAGTAAGGACCGTTAGTACCATCCGCTGCTAATTGATAATAATCATCTAAAGCAGCTGTTGAGTTTTTAAATACTAATGTATATTCATTGTTTGTAGAAGCATTACTAGCTACAAATATTTTACTAGAAGAAACAGCATTAGTAAAAAAACCACTACCTGTAGTCGCTCCAGAGAATGCAAATGAACCAGATAATGTTATGGCGTATCCCTCAGTACCAGTAAATGCGTCAACTGATTGAGTTACTTGTCCGGGTAATATAACATTACCGTTAGATATACCTGATGTAGAGAGGGTTTTTAATGCCATATGTTAATAAATATATGTTTTTTAGTTAAGTTTTAAATTATAGTCCGAATCTTCCTTTGGTTGCATTATAGTTTTGAGCTATTTCGGTTGCAGATAATGCTCTGTTATATATTCTAAAAGCA